TGCAAGGATCGAACAGCGTTTGAGCTTTGCGTTCCTGCTTAACAGCGCTATTCAAGCTGGTACCTCTGGTCGGGACCGAGTGACAGCCGAAGAGATCAGAATGGTTGCACAAGAGCTGGAAGCCGGACTCGGTGGCATTTACAGCATCTTGAGTGTTGAGCTGCAGCTTCCCCTTGTGAACCGCAAGATGGCCCTTATGGAGCGTCAAGGGCGTCTTCCGAAGCTTCCTAAGGACATTGTGAAGCCTCAGATCACCACTGGTCTTGACGCTTTGGGACGTGGTAACGACAAAGCCAAACTGATTGAATTCCTTCAAACCATTGCTGGAACCCTTGGTCCCGAAACGATGGTCAAGTATGTCAACAGCCGTGAGTTGATTACTCGCCTTGCAGCCTCTGACGGTTTGGATACTTACAAACTGATTAAGAGCGACGAGGATCTAATGGCTGAAGAACAACAAACAGCTATGATGATGCAGCAACAAATGGCCGCGCAAGATCCTAATAACGATCCTGCTAAACAGGCCGCACTAGTTAAAGCTGAAAATGACTCAATCCGGACAGCCCAAGAAGCCACTGGCGGTGGAGCCGGTTTCTGAAGTAAAGGAAGTTCCTAAAAAGGAAGCTCCTAAATCCAAAATGGATTTGCTCATTGAAGAACTGAAGGCTAAAAAGCCTGAGGTTTACGAACAGTACGTTGCTGCTGCTAAGGCAAAGCGTCCTGTTTGGGTTTATCCTGATCTGACCGTTCGTATTGGTTGATCATGGAAGTCATCGCTGAGGGCGTACTGTCTCAGGAAACTGGACCGTACAGCGAGCAAGACCTTCAAGCTCTTCAAGAAGCTGAGCAACAAGAGCAACAGCAAGCTCAAGACGAACTGATCGGTGGCAAATTCAAAAGCCCTGATGACCTTCTGAAGGCTTATCAAGAGCTTGAGAAGAAGCTTGGTAATCGTTCTGGTTACGACGAAGCTCAAGATGAACAGGACGTAGAAGAACAGGATCAAGAACCTGTTGTTCTGTCTCAAGAAGAAGAGTCCACCATTATGGACAGTATTGGTGGTCAAGAAGCTTTTGAATCTGTTCAAAGCTGGGCTCGGGAAAACCTCGATGGTGCTGAGCTAGAGGCTTACAACCGCGAAGTAAATAGCGGTGATTACTACCGAGCTCGTAACGCACTGCAGTCTTTGTACTATGCGTTCCAGGAAAACTCTGGCTACGAGCCTGATCTGATTGGTGGGAAACTCTCTGGTAACAGCAGTGATGTGTTCCGTTCAAGCCAAGAAGTAATGGCTGCCATGAACGATCCTCGCTATTTGCAAGACCCTGCTTATACCCAAGACATCCAAGATAAACTGCTTCGCAGCGACGTTCTTGGTCCTAGGGGTTAATATTTGAATAGCGAACGTAAACATTGTTGCCGCCGAGGCGATAACAACAGTGCGAAGCGAGCGCAGTTAAACATTCCTACCTACTAACTAACGATGCCCGACTTTGCATCTCTTAGCCGGTTGGGTGGACTTAATGGCGTTCAATATAACGCTGGTTCCGCCTCCGGTAACTACGAGCGTGAAAACGCTAACTTCCTGAAAATCTTCTCTGGCGAAGTTCTGACCACGTTCAACCGTGAGACGATCTTCAAAGATCTGACCATGAAGCGCAGCATCTCTTCTGGTAAGAGTGCTTCGTTCCCGATCACTGGCCGCTTCACTAGCCGCTACCACCGCCCTGGTGACTTCATCACCGGCCAAGGTAACAAAGGCATGATCGGCGAAAAGATCATCACCATCGATGACCTGCTGATCGCTGATGCTTCCATCTACGACCTGGATGAAGCAAAACTTCATTGGGACGTGCGGAGCATCTACTCCACCGAACTGGGCCGCGCCCTGGCTCGTGCTTATGACCAGCGTCTGGCTCGCACCCTTCTGGCTGCTTCTGAGTCTGACGGTCGCGTTAAGGATTGGGAAGCCCGCAACTTCCAAATCGCTGGCGGTACTTTCGTCTCCGCTGCTTCCAACGTTGTCACCCTGAGCGCTAACTTCGCTACCGCTGAGCTCGGCTCTTGGGCTGTTGGTGAAGTTGTTTACGGTGAAGATTCCGGTGCTTACGGTGTGATCACCACTGCTCCTACCAACGGTGCAGCAACCTTCGGCATCAACCCCCTGGGTTCGATTGGTACTGGTTCTTCGGCCACCTTCACTGTTGGCGAGCGCCTGTTCACTCTGAACAAAATGCCTGGTGGTACCTCCTTCTCTGGTATCGACCTGAACGCTGCAGCTGACCGTAACGCTCGTGGCGATCTGATCGTTGAGAACCTGTTCAAAGCTTGCCAAGCTCTGGACGAGAAGGATGCTCCTAAGGAAGGCCGTACTTGCGTTCTGAGCCCTGGTGCTTACTACGACGTTCTGAACAGCGACCGTGCCATCAACACTGACTTCAACGGTGGCGGCGGTTCTAACGGCACCATCGGTGGCAACAAAGTTGCTTCTGTGGCTGGCTTCCGTCTGCTGACCAGCAACCACCTGGGTGTTAACAGCTATACCTCTGGTCAGTCCTACGTTGGTCTGAGCAACCAGTCTGCTGTTACCCGTGGTGAGCGTCCTAACTACGTCAATGGCCGCGACGGCTCTGATGGTCAGGCTGCTGCTGGTACCTATGACTACTACCAGGATGAGCAGGGTAACACCTCCTCCATCGCCAACTGCTTCGGCCTCTGCTTCACCAAAGAAGCTGTGGGTACTGTGTCTCTGAAGGACGTCTCGATGCAGATGACTGGTTCTGAGTACAAAGCAATGACTCAGAGCACCATGATGGTTGCTAGCTATGCCGTGGGTCACGGTGTGCTGCGTCCTGAGTGCTGCGTCAGCCTGCTGCACGACGGCAACCCCTATTGATAAATAGGTTCTAGTTAATTACCAATACAATGGGGGAAGCAGAAATGTTTCCCCCTTTTTATTGCGATAATGGCAACCAGTAAACTCAGTGCAGTTAACACGCTTCTTGCCATTATTGGCGAAGCTCCGATCAACTCTCTTAATCCACCACTAACTGGTGACGCTAGTCTTGCTGAGCGTACCTTGGATGAAGTCAGCCGTGAGGTCCAAGGAGCAGGCTGGTCTTGGAACACGATGCTTTATGATTCCATTCCTCTGGACGCTTCTACAGGTCAATCCCAACTTCCTGGGAACACCTTGGCTGTTCGGTTTAACCCGCTTACCTATCCTTCACAAAGGTTTGTTCTTCGCGGTCTTAGGCTTTTTGATCGCGTTAAGAATACATACGATCTGAGAAGCAGCATTGGTGTAGCAACGACTGGTAACACCAGTGATCTTGTTGCTGAGATTATTGAAGAACTTCCTTGGGACAGCATTCCAGAAACTGGCCGTCGTTACATAATGATTCGTGCGGCACGGATGTTTGCAAATCGTGCTGTGACCTCTGCCAGTATTGAAAGCTATACAGCTGAGGATGAGCAAAACGCTTTGCAAACGTTGAAGCGTACTGAAGACATGGCTCAGAACTATAACTTTATTAGCGGCCCTGACGATATGTACGGCGGTCGTGTGATTACTAATTTTGGTCCTGACATCCTGAGCCGCTAATGTCTAGAGAACTTTTTAGCCAAATCATTGGACCACTTAACAAAGGTGTAAACCAACAAGCAGATAGCTTTGTTCTTCCTGGTTTTGCCAAAGTCCTAGACAACGGCGTTTGTGACCTTGTGGAAGGTCTTAAAAAGCGTCTGGGTTCTGTGCCGGTTAAACGAGTTGATACGTTGACTCAGAACGCTGGTGGACAGACTCTGACTGCACCCATCAAATGGAACGAAGCTTGGGTTTATGTTTACAACCGAAGCAGTACAGAACGTTTCATTTTGATTGCAGCAGACGACAGTAGGACTGTTTCTCGTACTGGAAACATAACAAATGGATCTGCAGTGGTAGCTTCTGTAAGCTCCATGACAGATTTGTTTGTTGGAGCTGGAGTAACAGGTACAGGTATTCCTGCTAATACCACCATTGTTGATATTGATACTGCTGGCTCTCGCATCACTCTTAGCAAAAACGCAACTGCTACGACAACTGGAGTCACGTTAACGGTTGAATCTAATTTCACCTTTGTGACTGGCGTATCAAACGTTGAGCCTATTAGTGGCCTTCTTCCTGAGGTGGTTCCTGTTGAGCAGTCTTTTTCAAACATTACCTCCGCCAATCTTGAGTACCTACGTGGATCTGGCAGGGCTCGTGATCGGTTTAGGGCTACGTCATTCCAAGATTATGTCTTTATTACAAACGTTCAAAAGGAAGTTAGTTACGACGCTACAGAAACGCTAACTCGTTACAACATCAGTAACATTAGTAGCAACTTCAGACCTACTCGTGCTCAGGTCTGGGTCAAGCTAGTTGACTATGACACTGAGTATGCCGTTCATATCACCCTTGATAACGGCGATGAGATTAGTGGCCACTACCTAACGCCGTCTCTTACTAACGCTGCAGGGGACGCAAACGTTGTTAGTTCTGCTGACATTGCAGAAAGACTTGTCAGCTTTACCAACACCATTACAGGTTCAACATCTATTGGTAGCTCTACTATCACTAGTGTTACAGCTACAGACATTGTTCAAGTTCATGGCGGAGAGCGTATTACTGGTACTGGTATCCCTGCTAACACTTTTATTGGTACTGTCGATACAGTTGCACTGACCTTTACTCTGGTCAACGAGGCTGGTACAGCTGTTAACGCAACTGCTAACGGCTCTACCACGCTGACCATTGGTCACGGTCTTGATCAAGTTGACGTGCACAATGAGCTGAACTTTGAGGTTGAAGACTCTCAAATTCTGATTACTTGCGCTAACGCCAACAGGTTTATCCAAAGCATCGTCGCGTCTGATGCTCGGGGTAACACCTTGATGGCTGGTTTCTCCAATCAGGTGACCAGCATCGTTGAGCTTCCTCCGTTCTCTTGGGAGGGTTATACAGTCCTTGTAGCTCCCGATGGTTCTTCAGATCAAAGCTCGTACTACCTAACCTTTAACGCTG